TGTCCGTGTACGAGAGACACATACAGGGTAATGTTTTCGAACATATGTTCATGTGTCCGTGTACGAGAGACACATACAGGGTAATGTTTTCGAACATATGTTCATGTGACCGTGTACGAGAAACACATACAGGGTTGATGTTTTCGAACATGTGTTTGTCACATGAAAATCGGTGTCAATTTTTTAGCAGTTACAGAATATATACCACCTTTATTAACTGTGATATTTATTTTACCATTGTTCATAGTAAAGATAATATCTGAATTATTGGTATTGACGGATATATTATTTTTATTTACGCATCCATAGAAAAAATATCTTTTGTTCTCACTTCCAATGATAGCACCATAAACAAAAGCTGTTTCGTTTTCAAAAAAGGTATATGTACTCGTAGCAGAACCAGAAATATTACCTTTAGTCACTGTAAAATCCATGTTATAAGCATCACATTTATTTCTTAATTGGTCTAAGTCGTTAAACGCAACGTCTAAATGATTAGACAGTAGGTTAAAATATGATTTTCCTTTAACCGTTAACTTGTTCAGGTTTCCTTTAGTGAAACTATCATTAATAACACCTGTCATTACAATGTTTGTAACAGTCCCTCCAATAAGCTGAATGCTTGTGGGATCAGCATAAGCATCGTTTAATGTTCCTGCATTACCGACTAATAAATTAGTTATTGTTAAGTTATTACAGTTATCACACCACATATATGAATTTTTAACATTGTTGTTCCATATATATACGTTGTTAAGTGTAATATTATTATTGTGGAAAATTATACCGCCAGTTGGTGTTGCTGTCAGCGATGCTTCAACTTCAATGTTATTACCAAACACTGAACCATATAAGTCTAGTCCGATGCTTGAATATCCCCAGACATGTAATCCGTCAATTTTACATGCGGAAATGGAAGCTCCCCTATTGCACCTACCGGCAACTAGATTATTGTAAAAAGAGTCATAAGCTGTTAATTCAAAACCAGTACCACAATTATTAGCATTACAGTTACACAAACTATGATTTTCGCCTACATTAACTATCTCCTGATAATTTGTGGTATAAGGGATTATTTTAAATCCGCTACCTTTAAAGTGTTTAGCATAACAGTTATGCACGTAGCCGTTGATTTGTGATAAATGAAAACCGTTCTGTTTCGGTGTAGTGTTATCACCTATGAGCGTTATGCCATCAATGCAACCGTTAAATAAATAGTTATCTTTGCTATCTCCGTGGGCTTCACCGCCAATGATATGAATTATTGAAGAAAGCGGTTTTTCACCTATAATATGCAAACCATGCTTGAGCAATAAATCTGTTACCATATATGTTTTAGAAGGAATTAATAAAATTACGTTATTAACGGAGCAATAGTCAATACATTTTTTAAACGCCTCAGTATCATCCGTTGTCCCGTCACCTTTAGCACCGAAAATTTCCGGTGTGGTAACGCTTACAAATTTATTTAATAAAACTTCAAACAACCCATTGTTATACATATCATCAAGTTTATTATTAATTTCATCCTGTAAATCCAGATTTTTAAAATAATCCTGTACATAACTTTTAAGATCGTTAAAAGCGTCCTGCAAACTGTCAAAATTTTTCTGCATTGCTTTCCATTGTGCTAAAAGTTTGTTAAATTCCTGTAAAAACCAATCCTGATTAAGCTCGTGAAAATTAGTGTAAGGCCCTAAATTTTCCATACTCATAATATATTACCTCCTATCAATATACCATTAAACAAAAATTTTCGATGAAACTTTCGGCAATTACATCGTACAAATTAAATACGACTAAATCTCTTTCGCTCTGTATCATTTGCTGTGACGTAGTAACACCAATGTTTCCATGCGCCCGTCCAGTTCTTGTATGCGTTCCGGATCTTCCATCATTCACGTTTTCTTTTTCTGTGTTGGTAATACTGCCATTTTCTGTAGTATCTCCGTCAGTGATCTGTTTTGCATGATCTGCAAGCCCTGCGTTAAAAGCGGTATTCTGATCTGTTATGTTAACGTTGTTCATTATTTTATTTGTGCTAGTGCTTTTTACTGTGTTATCTCTAGCACTGGAAGTTGTTTCATCGTCAGTATCAGTCCAATCTTCCATCCTATCATAGTTTTCGATCGGGTTGTATTCCAACACTGTTGTATCATACAACTTTTTCCAATTAATCTGATACTTGTTACTCCATATTGTAATACGATTTTTCATATAATTAAAATCGGGATATAAAATTTCTAATTCTCTAGTCCGCATCAAAATCGCATCAATAGCAATCTGTTTTACAAGACCCTTCGGAACATTGAAACCGTCAAACAATGTGTTGTCATAGTTATATAATCCCTCAACGGTTAATAAACTCAAACAGCATCACCTCCTGATGTTTCACGTAAAACATTTTTATTTGGGTTGTGTCTCCAATCTACAGACACCTCAACACCAAACATCTTCTTAACATCATCACAACTTTTTTTCCACCCATCAAGCCACATTTCCATTCTAGTTGAAGTTTCAACATTATTGCTTTCGGCTTCGGAAGATATCATTCTCTCTTTTTTATCTGATCTGGCGGAGGGAATGCCGACCTCAGTACAAAATAGTTCTTCTAATCTTCGCAATGTGTCCAGAACATCACCCGCAATATAATTCTGTCTTAAGTTGTTAACAAAATAATCCCACGGTTCTTCCGTCTGATCCCCTCTCTGTATTCTCAGTTTCTCGTCATAGAAAACAGCTAATTCACCTCTCATGACCTGATCCATGACTTTTTTCAGACTTTCCGCTCCCGCTTTATTCCTTGCTCGGAAAACATATGCAAGTTTACTGTTCATCACGTTCATATCCAAGGATTCCATAGTGATAGCCATTTCATTTGCATATCGTCCTACTAAATCCATGATCCCACTATAGTCGGCAGTACATTTGAAAAGAACACACTGTTCTCCAATTACAGGCTCGATCACACCTTTTAAAAGCGGGTTGCTAATCACGGCCTGCGCTGGTCTGTAAAAAACGTTATACCCCTTAAGCGAGCATCCTTGTGGAATCACACCAAACTTGTCAGTGTTAATGATCGCAACTGTGCCCCAGCAATATAAACAATACAAAAAATAATCTTTATCCCAGTTATCCGGAACTTCCCATTTCATCACAGATATAGCTTTCTGCAATAGATATCTCTGAAAATACCAAAACAACTGAGTATTTTTGCAATGGTTAGTACTCGGGTTTATGCTACTATTATACTGATTGATATAATTATACATAACAGGAGCACCAACACCTGTATCACATCCAAACATATATTCACCTCCTACAAATTATTAAAATAATCAAACCACGCTCTAGCATATCCGGCACGTTCCTGATGTATACTAGCAGGTCTTTCATAGTTTGCCTGAAACGCAAGTGCAAGGTAACCTGCATCCTGTGTGCTAACACTCCACTCTCTCCAACTTAAAGGGTATGCACTTGTACTATACCATTGTGGCTCGATACCCCAGTTTTTAATTCCAGAACTTTGCTGAAACTCTGCAAAAATAACACTCATTTGTTTCTGACCATCATACCAATCATTATGACTTCCATATAACACATCAAGAACATTATACAGATCGGTCGGCGGTGTCCATTGCACAAGCCCGTGTCCAGTACCTCCAATTTCAATTAATGCAGGATTGAAAGTGCTTTCCTGTTGAATATTTCCGCAAAGACCTGCAATAGCATTTACGCTCCATCCCTGCGATTTTAAATAATTTAAAATTACAGTTGCGTTATTTATTGCTTTTTCGTTGTTTCCACACAGGTTAGCGGTGGGTTCACCAAAATACTCACTGTTTCCTCCAACCTGCCAATCACCACCGGAAAAAGGCCATCTGTACACCCTCCAATAGTGTATCGTACTTTCCCACACTGTGTAGGTATTAATACTTACCTGATCGGGCAATGGAAGTTTTTTGCTGTGAGCACCCATGGAGTGTGTATCATCATACATCATTTCTGTATGTTGATGCCCTCCTATTGATGTATCATGTATCCATAAAATGTCGCCCTTTTGAAATTTGAAATCAGTATAATCGGCAGGTAATATTATTTCCTCAAAACCGAGATTTTTCAGTATCGATGGCATTGATTCTGTAGTAAAAGGCCATGCCGTCAAATTGACTTCAAAGCCCGCGTGTCCCAGGCCATAGAAAATTAAAGAGCTACAATCATAGTAAGTTATTCCATTGACTGTTTGCTCATTTCTGTAGTCCTGATTGTATCCTACGTCTGGAGCATTGCAACGGTCAACGATCCATTGCCACGCTTGTAGCATCAACCCACCGATTCCGCCTGCTCCGCCTGATCCCCACGGGTTCTGCCCTGAGTTAGCACTTGTCATAAGCGCAACGAACATTGAAATATTGCTTGCAGGAAAGCTACGCATAATATACACCCCCCTCAAGGAATTGTTTGATCTGTTCTTTTTCGTTTCTGGTTGCCCGGGGTACGTTAATCGAACCATTTTCAACCACGTAATACCCAGTGCCAAGTTCCTGCATTGTGCCGTTTTTCATGTAGGGCCTACCATTATCCTTTCGATCTTCATCCGTGATCTTATAGAACGTTTCAATAACGAAAGGTATGCGTGCGATTGATAACAACGTACCATTAACACCTCTTGTATGTACATCGGGTATCGCACTCTCAACTGCATTTGCAACTCCTGACGCACTTCCCAAAAAATTGCCCGAAAATAAATTCCCGATGCTACTTAATAAACTACTTCCACTTTCGATGATATTCGCTCGTAAGTCGCTCACCTGTATGTTAACTCCAATCTGTGCATAACCACTATATAAAGTAACACCTCCTGCGCTTACTGACATAACACCAACACCGCTCATGCAGTCAATAGTTTCGCTGACTGTTACATTCTTAGCACTTGCGACTTTTCCACCGTCAATCTCAAACGTACCCCATGGATCTATGGTCAACTGTATTCTGCGAAACGGTGAAGCATTGAGAAATGTTCCACGTGAAACCTGTGGATGCTGAGAAATCGGCATATCAAAAGACCTTCTATAAAAAGGCTTATTACCTAACTTCAAAGCAGTCACATCGCAAGACCAAAAACCAAACTTAACCTCTGAAACCTTCGTACTTCCTGCACCAACATTTTCACAAGGAAACCACATAACACTTGTCAGATATTGAAACGGATTGAACAAACATTTCAGCAAACTATCCGTGATCTGCTGACCTGAGATGTTCGCCCAATCAAGAGTGGAAAATATCTTAGAGCAAAAATCTGCAAAGTTAGTAGGAATAAACGCATAGAAATTGGTAAGTCCATCCTCACCTACAATGCCACATACAAAATAGCCCTGATTCAGTCCATATTCAGCAACCGGAAATAAACCCTCGTTAACAACTGTCCTTGTCTTCACAGGTGTTGACAGTGTTGGGTATAAAGTATCCATGACATCGCCGTCAAAACTAGTGGAACTCCGAATAAAAAACAAGTTACTTGCCTGTATTGTATCACGATACGTGGCTAACACATCCACAACGCAATGTGCAATCCATGTATTGTTTCTATACTCCCAATCCTCAACCCAGTATGATCGATTAAATTCTACAATCTCACAGTAATTCCATGACGGGGCACTGCCTCCATTTCTTAGTATGATCTGCGGATTTTCAATAGAACATGGCTCATTTATATTACAGGAAACGGCGGTAACATCACCGCCGACAACTCCTGTAGAATTAACTCTTTTGCTCGCTGTCTTAAAATTGACTGTTACCGCCATTACCTTATCCTCCTATTCAAGAACAAAAACAACACCATTTTCTGTAAGATCATTCCAATATCTATCAGTGAAATGATAGTAAATATTCCAGTAACCACCGGCACTGTTGAAAGGCGTTGTGCTACTCCACTGATTGATCGTATTAAGCCCCATAGCCTCCTCATCAAACAGTACGGCAAAGATGTTGCTCATTGACTGAGCTTCTCCCTGTATCACACTTCCATCCGGAATCATAACTGAAGGCGTTACATTAATATCCATCGGACTGTCAAGTGTCTGCCAGAAATTAACCTTTTCATTTGTCGCAATTTTGAGATACTGGTCATGGAACGTGTTACTCAGAACCGTTGTATCTGCGGTATGAAGATCTGGGCTAAAAATCATGATGTTCTGCATTCTCAGCGGTGTATGTCTTGCGATCTCTTTTCCAGTGATGTTAGCATGGAATCGAGTTGTTCTCTCTGTGAAAAAGTCCATGTAAGTCATGATCTTAGCACAAGCCCATTTATAAAAACTCGGGAAATTCTCCGCTTTTCTTACATCATCAGCGGTTAACTTTGTTCCGTTCTCGGTATTGTACATCGTGAGCAACTTAACAACATGATCTCCGGTATATCCCGATGTACTTTCTGTAACTCCTGTCTGCCAGATGTTTTTAGCACCGATATAGTTTGCCACACATGCTCTTGCCATACTTTCATGTGCCTGTTCGATCATGTCCATCGTGTTCTGAGTGTACATACTCACGAACTGTCCAAACTCATCTGGATTTCTGAAAGCCTGATCTAACTGATCCCGAAAGTACGTTCTGTGTCTCTGGAATACCTGACCGCCGTAAAAATTAGTCTGTAAAACTTTACCTTTTTTGATCTTGTACATATCAACTGCGGTATCATCTTCCAACGGCTGTCTCTGATCGTTTTCCCAATCATCGTCCAGCATCCCCAACTTACGCACATGGTTTCCCCACTGTTGTGTAGTTCTTCTCAGCCCCTTAAATTTAGCGTTGTAAGGTCGTACAGAAAAAATCGTCCTGTCTAACACCTGAGAAATGCTGTTCATGATCCTGTCATTTCCGGCAAGTAACGCTGTCTGCGCCTGTGCTACGAACGAGCTTGTGTCCGTTGCTTTCATAGTTTCAACGCCTGTGGCCTGTTTAACGATATCATTCATCACTGTGCTGATCTGATCGAAACTTAATGTATTCGCCATTATTTTTCACCCCCTGTAAATCCATCATAGTTTGGCGGATTGATAATGCTTGCTATAGCATCTTCTGTTGTAACCTGTTTGGGAACTGTGTTCTGCATCAGATTAACGTTGTTACTCTGTACCGCACTTGTGAGACTTTTCAGAGCATTCAGAACATCATTCTGTTCACTGATCTGCTGAATCTGCTGTGTCTGCGGATATGCCTGTGGCTGTGGCTGTGCCTGTACCTGTGGAAACATCTGTGGAAACTGCTGTGCATATCCCTGTGCACCCTGCACCGGTGTCTGTGCCTGCTGATAGTTCTGTGGATAGAACTGTGGCTGTGGCTGTGGCTGTGGCTGTGGCTGTGGCTGTGGCTGTGGCTGTGGCTGTGGGGCACGCTGGGTGGCTGTGTCTGACATTGTGAGGATTTCTTCTTTTGTGAATCCTGCTGTAATAAGTGTGATAAGATTATCGAGTGTCATATCTTGTAATCCCTCCTTAAATAATTTTTATGTGAAAATCCGGTGGAAATGATACCGTCATGTTCGTAAGTGACTGCATACCAGTTTCCAGAATAACATCCCAGACAGATGCATTTTGTGTTTTTCGGCATTTCTGCGATAACTGTTCCGTCTGTGTTAGGCTCTGCCCTGACCATCAGAGGCATTGTGTTCGTTGCGACAATATACACACCTCTGATATTTTTGTTGTAGTTAATTGTCATTATTTTCACTTCCTGTAATATGCTCTGTGAGTTTTGTAAGTGCCTGAGTGTTGTTGTTGAGTGCGTCTGTCATGTTTTTCATTTCTTCCTTGTGAGCATCTGTTTCTTTCTGCCACAAATAAAAAGTTGCAATCAGGCAAGCGCAAGGCACTCCGATATTGCTAATAAGTGTTGATAATGAATTAACGTCCATATTTCACCTCCATTATATATTAGCACAACATATAATATATGTTTCACGTGAAACATTAAAGAAAGGTGAGAAATGTTTCACGTGAAACAAAACATATGCAGGCTTTGACACTCTGCATATGTGCTGAAAGATTAAGTGCTACAAATTCTTGAGTTGTACATACTCATGCACATTGGATCATTATGATCCCACGCTCCCAACGTGTTGTACGTGTGCCACGAACACTTGTCTTTCTACGAAATATTATAGCAATCAAAAAAGGACAAGTCAATACTTGTCCTTGAAATAATTTTCAAAAAGTGATTTTGATGTGATATCCTCAAAAGTGATTTTGTTAGAAAGGTACATATCCCAGAGATACACATAGTCACGGCGAAAAGCTTTGATATCCTTGTCAGACTGTGTGTATCTTGGTGGGTTACCCGAGTGATGGCGGGTAACGTATATTGTATTTTTGTTTTTCCGCTCGTAGATTGTAATAGAATCCATCCGGCACAAAGGTATTAATTCTTTGATGTTCGTTGGTTTTATTCCTGTGTAATCGGCAGAATAAAACTCATTGCCGAGTGCCATACGATTGAAATTTGAATCCGCTCCAGACATTTTATATAGTGCTGTTTCTTTCTTGCGCTCTGATATGGGTGAATCAAATAAGTTAAAAAGTCCGATCCCTCTTTCCTGCATGATTGACACTGATTGTTTTTTGATATCCATTGCAGATACTTTTTCCATTAAGTCGTTTTCAATGAACATATTACAGGATAGATTTTCAGAGTTGGAAAAGAGTAGGAACTGAATTGGTTTTTCTCCATCTAACTCTCTGTTTCGATTCATTGTTTCGTATGCGTTTTTAAACGCATAGCCCGCATTTTCGACTTTTCTCTCTCGTTTCTCAGGGATAAACTCATCATATATTCCAATCTCCACGTCTGATGCATCAAAACCACGTAAATTCGCAAACGTGTTCAATGCGATTGCATAGCCGAGAATCGGGCCTGTATACACCAGTTTTCCGTTATCATCTGTGTATGTATTGTAAAATCCTGCGACATTTTTTCCAATCGTTTTTGGATAGATTGACCATCCCTTGTCTTTGTTAAGTTTTTTAAAAGGCGACAGCTCTGGAATTTTGATTGTGTCAATCTGCGCCTGCAAGGATCGCATATACACGAAAATTTTCTTATGTTCAATACAGTATTCGAGGCCTCCGTATGTTTTCCCCGTACCTCGTCCGCCCCATACGTAGTTGAATTTTTGCCCATATCCTAAAATAGCAGGTATCGACAGATACCCGCTATTTTCATATAATGATAACATATTATTTCTGTGGCTCTGGCATAGGAACATTCTTTTCAGAATATCCCATACGGGCAAGCGCACGATCCGGGGAAACAAGTGCGCAAATGAGATAGTCGCGACCTGATTTTGATGTTCTGTGAAGTACTTCGATGAAGAACATTTCCGGTACTTCGTCCATGTCAGCTACACGGTCTGTTACATCTTCAAATGTTTCACGGAAAGTTGCTGACTGACCGGAAAATACATCTCCGGTATTTGCATCCTGCACTGAAATGCAGGTGATCTTGTTTCCCTCTCCGTCAATTGTGAGATATTTCACCCATGCCCCCACACAAATAAGTCCTTTATTTTCAACATTTTTAAGAGATACGATTGCAGGCGATTCAATCAGATCGTATTCTGAATACGTATCAAGATTTCCGGATGATTTAATAATAGTATACTGTTTCTTTGCCATGATTTAGTTCTCCTTTTCTTTTGGTGATTTTGTGAAAGTTGCGTGCATTAAAAACGTTTCAGCGTCCATGCCATAGATTTTAGTTTCTTCCTCGTTTCGCTCCCAATCGATAACTATTCCCAAATTTCTTTTTTTGATCTCTTTGCTGATCTGATCGTCTGTGAAATTTCCAATTAAGACTAATTCTTTTGTAATCTCACATTTGTTTTCTGGATCGTAGCAGATAACATTAATTTTGTTAACTTTTAACTCTCTTGTGATTTTCATGTTCTCACCTCCCTGTATTATCTCTGTTACATAATTATTATAATGCTAATATTAATTCCTGTCAAATGTTTTTTTAAATTCTTTTAATGTTCTTGCGTCCGCCAAAATTCTTCGGTACTCATCTGTTATTCCTATTGTATAAGTTGAGGGTCTGATAACTACATTTTGTGTAATTTTTAAAACATGATTTTCCACGGTGAAATCCCCATAAGGAACGTCATTGTACACGCTTTCAGTTCCTCCTGATCGTAAAAAGGTAAATCCAATTTTGAAAGCTTCAATTCCTCCATGTTCTTCCAACTCATCTGGTGCAAGCTTTTTATTAACTCCTGCGATTGTTGCGTGTAGTTTTCCATCTTTAGTTCTATAGACATATTTTTTTGAACCAATGGTGGAGAATTCAGAATACGTATCCTCGAATTCATACACCCCCATATAATGTTTAACGCCATAACAGTCTGTAGCGTATGCGGAATTGGAGATACTTTGCTCTTTTCTCTCAGAATTGTATCTATTAAATAACTCATCAATATTATCACCTCTTACTTTTATATATTTTACTGAATCCGTATCACTGTAAACGTAACGATCTCCAACTATGTTTATACCCTCTTTCAATCGCAGGCGTGCCCATGCGGTTACCCATACACCCCATTGATAAGGAAGAAAGGCAGTTCTATTATATTTTGCAAGTAATGTTTCACGTGTAACATTTTCATCAACTGTATATATGTTTTCTGCCGATTCTGTGAATATTAATGACTGTTTTACGGGTGATTGAACCATCATTCCATAGCCGGCATTAAGCAACGCCTTTTGCAGATTGTAAAAAAGCTCCTGTTCCACTATGCCTTTTAATTCTGTTTTGTCTGTATAATATTTACGGAAAATGTCTTTCAACGGTTCTGGCAGTGATCCGTATTTGCTTTCGTAACACTCTGTTATTTCTAAATTTTTCCATTTGTACTCACGTTTCATTATCTCATAATCAATATCAGTGAGCGTTGTTTCAATATAGTCGGCACTTAAAACGCGTCCGTTATCCAATATTTCACTGGAAACATTTCTACATTTTGAATATGATATATAGGGTGCTCCGTAATACTTGTCGATCTGTTCAATGCCTATAATTTTACACCGGAATAATAGTGCTTTTCCTCTATCCAGTTTCTTCTCTATGTCATTCTCAGTTATTGATCCGATATATACAAACCGTGTCATAGGGAAAACACAATTCAACACAACGTCGGGATATGATGATGATCTATCATAAGAACCGATTCCCAGAATCTTTTTACCGTCTGCCTGTATCACTGTTCCTGAGTAATAACGATTTGCGTGCGTATCTCCACCCCGAAACGCTTCCTCTAGCAAATTAAAAACGTCAATAGTAGGGAAAATATCCTTGTGTTTTCGTGACCAACCATACATGGCTTTTTTCGTTTCACGACGCACATATCCGGTTGATGTTAATGGTAGTGTATATAGATTGTCATTCGACAGTATCATACGTTTATACATTGCTTCAACTAGTCCGATTGTGTCGTATGTACTATACTGTATTTCATAATCGGTTAGTTCTGTCCATGGAAAACGTTTTTTACTGTAATCAAATTTTTCACCTGATAATTTTTGGTGTTTTACTTTCATTTTTGAGGTAAACGTATTTAGTGACATATTAGTTTGCAGATATGAACACCTAAATTCAAAACGCTCTAACATTTCACATTTCAATATTTTTCGTGATTTTATGGCAAAAACTTCATCCGGTGAAAATGTATATATACCACGCAAAAACTGAAATTCATATGAAAGATTGTGTACAAAAATCATGTAATACGCGTAGTTATCGTCATTCATAAGATTATCAAGAAATAACTCAAATTCTGTCCACGTTCTTCCAATTATCGTATCAATATGTAAATCATCAAGAAAAAGAATTGAAAACTGCCAGATATACATTATTGACTGCTCGATATCTTCCAATCTAGTTGTTTCGATATCGAAAGCACACAGGCAATTTTTATAACCCTTTGCTTTTTTACTTCCTCTGTTAGATCTGGTATCATGTAAACATGGTAAATTCTGTATTCTAGTATAATTATATGTGTCGACAGTATACAGATTTTCCATGTGTTACCTCCTACGTTTACGTTTACCTGCTTTCCTTTTCTGACGTTTTACTTTTTCTTTCTTTGCTATTCCAGATTTCAATTTTGAAATGTTTCGGGATCCCGTTTTCAGAAATTCCTTATATAGCTCTAACATTTTGCCTGTACTCAGTTTTTCGCCATCAGAATATAAATCAACAGCAAAATCAGAATCATATATTCTATCTGATGCAAAATCTCTGAGTTGTTCCATAAAACGCCCAAAATTTAGTAAATCCTCATGCGTTTTTAACTCTGTTCCGTACACATCGTTAATGTGTTCCATCTGTTCTTTTTCTCGTTTTTTCAATCCTGTTACTGTGGTTCGATCTGATCCTATAATAGTTGCTAGTTCGGACATCAAGTGATAGAGTTCTCTATCACTTGTAATATCTTTCAACTGTTTGTAACGTTGGATCGGTCGATCCGTTACAATGTTGTTATCTTTATAGTCAGATTTCAGTAATCTTTCATAACGTTTACGCCAGATTGATCTTAACCGTGAATACTCTTTTCTAACGTCTTTCATATCCCACGTTAGTTCCAACGCAAGCGGTGTATAATCGTCTTTTGTTCTTATAAGACCTTGTGGTTTACTCTTCTTCAAATAAGACTTTTTTGTTGTCAATTGGAACACCTCCTTCCAATTTGTTGTAGTATACAGGACGGAATTTTTCTTCAAACTCGACAACGTAGTCCTGCACGATTGCCATTGCGACTGATCCTGTGTATGCCTTTACTAATAGATAATCGCATTTATATTTACACTCTCTTTTTAATATGTTTGGAGTATTTAATTCTTTGATATACACCTTATACCATGACTTCTTACTGTTTAACGGTCTGCTCATTGTACACCCTCCATTTCTCAACACATCTCATGTTATCGTCAAAACTTGACATTGCTCCCCACATTATATAAGGCGAATGTTTAAAACACTTTTTTAAATTCGGAACAAATCTCTGACTGACTACATAAATGTCAATATTCTGTATCATTACTTGTAAAACATATATCGCAATATTTTTCATTTTTTATATCCTCCTGACCACTTTGCTCCACACCATACACCATAAGGAAAAATTAATATAGCACCAAAACCAAACCACAATATTGCATCCAACATTAATACACGCACCTACTTTCTATTTCTTCTTTGATCCACTTACGTTCCCGATATCGCCACGGGAAACGCATGATCTTATATTCCTGCAATAGCTCACGTGGAGTGAGCCATGCAAGATAATTTTTGTAGCTTTCTTCGTAATCTGTCATTTATTCATCTCCTTTATTCATCATTGCAGTCGATAAAAACTCGATGCATTTTACGTATTCTTATTCATATCCTAAATATGTTCCACCGTTCGATATGCCTCTTGCAAGTATTGACGCATTATTAAAAGCTTCTTCAATAGTATATCCTTCTTTAAGACTCATATGAAATTCTGTTACTACTTTCTCCTGATACAATTCTTGTACGCTTTGTTTAACTTTCTTCATTTTTAATACCTCTCTTTCATTTGATACATATATCATACAACATTATTTAGATTTATTCAAAGACCATTTTGTTCATTAAACACATGTTCGAAAACATTACCCTGTATGTGTCTCTCGTACACGGACACATGAACATATGTTCGAAAACATTACCCTGTATGTGTCTCTCGTACACGGACACATGAACATAT